CCAATCAAACGATCGAATACAACAATCTAAGTTGCTGGGACGCGCTGGCCTCCATTGCCGAAGCTTTTGAAACGGAATGGTGGGCGGATGGATTTA